ATAATAACACATAATGTAGGTCTCGCCTGACTTCATCAAGGGCCATCCTTCCATGATTCTCTTCCACTCAGACGATGGGAACATACAATCCTTTTTGGTGTTGATATCGTAAATCATCTTCAAAGGCATCGTGATTCGGTAGGGGTCTTCGTTGTACCACCACCCAGCCAGCTTGATGAGTAAATTATACATTTAAAGTTATAGTGACATTTTTCTTTAAATGAGTTTACTCGAGAGGTATCACGCAAAGCTAAAGGAATATGAGAATGATCCCCCGACACTTCATGACTATATCACCATGGCAGCGCCCTTCATACACAGATATCACGAGGAAAATTGTAGACGCGACATATTTTTGGAGTACATGCGCGTCGTGGAAAAAGACATCACGACGGTGACTGATAATGATTTTATTGACAATAATGCTATTCAGGTGGATAATTGTAAAAAGTGTAATTCAACAAATGTTTATGAAAATGATATTGATGGTGAAATTGTGTGTCAGGACTGTGGTGCATGTGAAAATTACATTGCCACCAGGTTGTCTTATCAGGATGAACAGGACATTTCAAAGAATACTCAGTACTCATACAAAAGACAAAACCACTTCAATGAGTGGGTTCAACAATTTCAAGGTAAGGAGACGGCAAATATTCCAGATGATTTGATAGAACAATTGCGTTACGAACTCAAGAAGCAGAGGATCGAACAGATTTCCAAGATTACTCACGCCAAGGTCAGAGGTCTCCTGAAAAAATTGCGTCAGAACAAATACTATGAACACATCCCCTACATCACAAACATTCTTACTGGCGTGAGACCTCCAGAGATGCCATCTGCTTTGGAGGAACGTCTCAGACTCATGTTCAATGAAATACAAGAACCCTTTGATCAAGTCTGTCCAAAGGACCGAAAGAACTTTTTGAGTTACCCCTATGTTCTATACAAATTTTGTGAATTGCTCGGTGAAGATCAATACCTCCCTTACTTCCCACTTTTGAAGTCCAAAGAGAAACTCACCCAACAGGATGTCATCTGGAAGGACATGTGCAGGATACTCAAGTGGGAATTTATTCAAACCGTATAATAAGTAAGGATGTCGTCCTACATGAGACTGAATGACGGGATTTCCCTCAATAAGATCAACCCTTATGCCGACCCCAAGGAATTCACCCCCGGCGTTCCTCTGGGTGGTGCCTACAAGACGGTCTATGCGCCATCCAGTGAACCCCAGGTGGCGCTTGTGAACTCGGTTCGTCCCACAGGAGATGCTCTCGGGGGACCTCTCGAGACCCAGATGGCAGAGCCGAGTCCGGGTTGCGAGAAGACCATCGCCGCCGGATGGAGGACTCCCTACTACTGCACGCCCGGATCTCAGGACTATCCTCTCAACCGGAAGCCCGTGCCAGAGCGCATCTATTCACTGCCTCCATGGGCCGCGACGCCCAAGGTCAAAGACGACTCCATCCTGATGAAAAAGGAGGGTATGATGGGAAGCATGGATGCTGCCAACCTTGCTGGTAACACTGCCGCTGCTATCCTCATAGCCCTGAGTGTGATGACGCTTGTCAAATTTTTGTAATTTTGTCACCCTCGATTTTAGGGTTTCGTTTTTCTATTGTATCCCTCTCGGACTGAATTTTATTCAGGATACCTGGACACTCATGAAACTCCAGTTGGATACAAGAGGTACACAGAGACGTGTGATCACAGTGATCACATGGAATACAGATCATCTTCTTCTTCTTACAGTGACCACATCTCATATTAAAGAAGTGACGAGTCTTACTTTTAAATATGGAAGCCATAAACTTTCGAACCTTTCTTGGGAACATCATCAAGGCGCATGATGCTATCCAAGGACCCAAGCCCACAATGCCCAGAGTATCCACGATGACTGTCATGGGAGGCAGGGACGGCATCACGACCCCTCTCGCGACTTTCAAGGAGAAGTTCGTCGACGGGACCGATGGTTGGAACATGGGCACAAACCACTTTAACAACTCACTGACCCTGTCCAAGGATGTCGGTGAAACCAAAAAGCGCTCGGTCAAGTTGTTTCCCAACGGGAAGATTCATGTGACAGGATCATCTACACCCATGGAAGGACTGGACATCATCCAGGAGATTCAAAAAATAGTAGATGAGGTCTTTCCTGAGACCACCAACAGTCCCGTGTCACCCATGGAAACACAGATGATCAATGCAACGTTCCGTCTTCCTCACGGCATCGATCAGATGGCTTTACTGGATCTTTATAAGAAGCACAAGAACTTCGTGACTAAGTCATCTTACAGTCCAGAGACCTACTCGGCAGTGAAAGCCAAGATGTTCAACATGACGGTCAGTGTTTTTAAAACGGGTAGCATCGTGATGTCGGGTGCCAAGAACTTTAAGGAAATCGCCAAAGCTTACAGGTTTCTGATCAGGGTTCTCTACGATCCACAGGTCAAGGGGGACTTCATCGAGATAAAGGAAAAGAACGTCAGACTGATTCACCAGAGAGAATCATTCCACCAGAGGATCAGGGATTTTTATCTACTGAATAAGTAAAAGATGTCTCAGCGTCTTGGTATGGCCGATGGTCGCGCCTTCACGATTTATTCCTCAAACCAGCTGATCAACGATAAGATCATGGCTGATAATGGTATTGCGTATCCTCTTAACTACCAGTACCGCCAACTTATCGCCAAGATGGGTCCTGATCTGCTCAAGCCCGTCACCGATCTGCAGCGTGTGGGTCCGGTGCCCTCCAACAGCATCACCCGATGCTTCTCGGCTGACGTTCCGCTGCTCAAGGTTCCCAAGACCAACTAAGTTTAGTTAAAGAAGTAACACCTTGAAATTCCATTATGGACTACGTAAAGCAATTTCAAGATGCATGTGCCGCTATGAAGAAGGACGGAACACTCACCCAGGAGAGGATGACCGTCGCCTGGCTCATGTTTATGCCCAAGGATCAGGCTGAAAAGGCGATGAAACTTAGTTCGCGTAAAGCAGCCCACCCATCCCGTTCTGGACCCTGAGGATGTTGTAGTTGACCGCGTAGACCGCACCGTTGACGGTGGAATCGGGCAGGCGAAGTGTCGCCGAGTCCATGCGCGAGAAGTTGCAGGTACCCGTGGGCTGAAGCTTGGAGGCATCCAGACAGAAGGGGATCATCAACTTAACACTTTCGAATCCAGAATCCGGATCACCACTGTTCACACCAAACTGGGTGTGGTGGTACGCAGACACCTGATTGTAGTGAGGCGTCGCGGGCTTCTTCTCACCAACGTCCACACCATTGAGTTGGAGAAGGACGTCGTTCGAGTCATCAAAATTGGAGCCCGTGGAAGCAATGAACTTGACGGGGTGATTGAACGTGAGGTCCATCGTCTTTGAGCTAGAAGCGGGGATGCGCTGAACCTGGTGAATTAGCATGTCCATAGGCTTCTCAGCCATCATGCGGCGCTCATCGGCATCGAGGTAGATATACCGGGTCCATGCCTGGACATCGGTACCCCCGGTACCACCGGTAATGTCGCTCCCCCAATAGATTCGCATCTCTACATCGTGGTACTGAAGGGCGATCAAAGGAAGAGCCGACTGCCAGTTCTCACAGAACCAGAACTTGAAAGGATAAAAAAATGCTTCCGGGTCAGATCCGCCCGGTCCTGGACCGTAGATACTCTTGGAGAACGAGTTCGCCATGATGTCCGTGTGAATGGACGCCGAATACTCATAATGCTGAGTATCAATGAGTTGTCCTCCGATGTAAAGCTCGACCTTATCAATAGCGGTACTCCAGTTAATGTTTGATGTTGCACCAGAGTTAGCGTTAACCAAATAAACATATGAAAGCATGTCACCCTTGCGCTCGAAGCGGATCGACGAGAGACCGTTGTCCGCCGGGGTGTTCTGAATCACCTGACGCTCAATCACACTGGAAAAATTAGAATGGCGTTTGTATGATGACTGGAAAAAGCTCACCTCCGGGTTGCCAACCAGGTGCGTATCCTGGGCACCCACCGCGACAAGTTGCGTAATACCACCCGACATATTTCAGTTATTACTATTGGACAATAAAATATTAACCAGTTATAAGACGTGTGACCATCCGAGATATGTGAATCACCGACTCGCCAAAACGGTCGTGGTCATTTTCCATAGAGAAACTGGAACCTACCCAGACTTTCTGTATGGAGAGCTTATGCAAAAACTTCAAAACTTCACTGTCCACCGAGGACCTCCTAGAGTTAGGTTCTACCATGAGGGGGTTCCTCATGTGTGGGTGTGTACTAGGTGTGGGGACCTGATCGAATACGGCGAAGAATCATCCTGGACTGACTGATCTCCCACCACACCTCGACCTGTTCACCGACCTCGTAGTCCATGATGGGCTTGAGGTCGTCACATTGAATTTGATATGGCCTTCCGTATCGCCATGGTATCTTCAATTGAATGTTGTCCACTTGAATATACCGCCTGCCTGACTCAGCTTCGTAGAGAGACTTTGTGATCTTTCCGGCGAGTGGATTAGAGTACATACCTTTGCTTACATGCACGGTAAATCTTTAAGGTCTTTCCACTAAGTTTGCACTCCCTGGGAACCACACGGATCACCGACCTGAGTCTCTTCTTGCCATTCACACACCCGTGCTGTTTCTCGTTGTCCACATGGGGTTGCGCCACGAACTGCTCGTACATCGCCTTGACCTGCGAAAAGCTGGGACGATCCGTCTTGCCGATGCGCTGGTTCACCGCATCGTGAATGTTGTAGAGCCACCGGGTCAGGGTCTTCCTGGATGCAAAGTTAGCTTCGGTAAGCCCGAGGGGTCCCGTGGACTTGCAGTACTTGGAGTAACTCGCCCGGCAGTACTTGCACGGCAAGATGGAACACAGCGACCCGAAGAACCTCATGAAGGTCCGCTTGGTCTTCTCGTCGGGCTCCTCTGGGTAGGCGAAGGTCAGGGTGTGCAAAAACATCCACGCGGGCGGACCCCACACGGCTGTCTGAAATCCTCGGCGCTCAGCCATTCTATTAATTTGTGAGATATTATTAGAGATGACCACGTGTGGCGTAGATGGTTCAAAAATTTATTATGACTTGGCCTCAATTGATCTAAAGGCAGATCCCAGCAAAGCCAAACCAAAAAGCGCGTTCGAGGCGGTGTTTCTGGGTGACGTCATATCAGAAATCTCAGGCGATTGTATGATCGTGAAACAGCAATGTAAGACGCAATATCCCACCGTAAATAAAAGTAACTGGCAAGATTGGATCACTTCGGTCGATCAGGAGAATCGTGTTTCGATCGCACACACAATTGAAAAGGCAGGAATCCCGATTCTTTACAATACACCAAGATTGTGCGATCCTGGAATCGCCATCTCGCGAAACTGGAATCTCAAAAACTACATCGAAACACGCCTTTACTTGTTCAAATTCGTCTACAATTTTAATAACAAAATGACGAATAGCAGATCCAACAAATCGTGCTATCCAAGTGTGGTTTTTGACTTTAGACCATTTCAATACATGTTTGTTTTGGACAATAAACCAATGTATGTCACTCAGTGGATCACAGCTAACAGTAATGAAAAAACTGGAGCCGAGGGGTACACGCCACACTTCCGGTTGTCCCGCGAGAGAACGTCCCCTGCCACAAAAACAACAACAGGTATATTTGATGATATTGTATTAAAGATAATTACAGGAAAGACCTTTGGTTCGTCTAACAAATCCATCATAAACCAGTCATACGATCTCGCTCCTAATAATGCTTTCAGTAGTAACAGAAATTTTTTAAACGATTTTAGGGCATTCATTAAAAATTATGATGGAGCCGAATTCGTCGATTCATCTGTAATTAGTAAACTCAAAAACAATGGAAAACCTTTACCTGTCGTTCAACTGACAAATGATGTGATCCGTGTTTTTTACTATGATCTTATTCACGACAAAGTGATCGACAAAAACACAACATTAACAACATTTACAAAAAAAATCAAGAAAGAATTTGGAGATTTTAAAAACCCAGTACAAAGAAATACGTGGATAGGTGCGAAGAAAGCAAAAGAATCTTACGCCAAGTATAAAAGCATTTTTATCGAGACCAACACAAATTCAGATCAGTACCCGGCGATATTCAAGACCCTTGGTGACCTTTCTCAATTTATCTACGCCGGCAAATATCAGACGATCGTCGCCAGCGGTGACAAGATGGGGATCGGCACGGGACTCTATGTCAATGCCAAGAAGAATACAAAACTTAGGTGCATGATGGAAGATGTCATCACAGGGTTCATTGTCTATACAGGTATCGACACAATTGACTTCACAGGCAAGAAAACGTGTGGTAATAACACTAGTCAAAATAAAGTATGTTTCATAAATACTAAAATTTCTAAAGAACAGCTCTACAATCAGATCATATCATCGCTCCCGGCGAACACACAAGCTAACGTAGAAAAAATTTTAAAAACAAAGCCTATGGGACTGAAAACACAAATTCAATCGTGGCTGAACGCAGCGAAAAATGTTGATGAAGAAACAGCGAACATTATTCTGAATACCGTGAACAGAGTAGTTAATTATTTGAATGATTCTGATATAAAATACATTTTAAATTTTATGAATCGCCTAAACGCGAGAAAAAATATTACCGAGTCACAAAAGTTCAGAATTAGTAATATCAGAGGAAAAATTAAGTTTCAATTGAACAACAAAAATGGTTCCGCCATGAATGTTAACACAGCCCGACCCGGGACCGCTCGACCCGGGACCGCTCGACCCGGGACCGCTCGACCCAGGACCGCTCGACGCACGCTTGGTGTGAAACCAGGGGGTGTAATTAAACGTTAAACCCTAAACAACTAAAAATTATTCAGGGAGCCTGAA